TATGCCGTGCGTTTATCGCAAAGACGGTGACGGTCTCAAGTTCTACACAGAATACACGGACCGAATCTTCGAGATAGACGGATGCGGTTTTGGAGTGGTCCTCATGAAGACGAAACTCCTCAAAGATTCTTTTGACAAATTCAAAACGTGCTTTCAGCCGATTCCGGGGTTTGGAGAAGACTTGTCATTCTGTTTGAGGGCCGGACAACTTGGCTACCGATTATTCGCAGATCCGAATATCGAAATCGGTCACATAGGAAAGACGGTCATATCAAAAAACGCATGGAGGAATCATGTTAGCAAGAGTTAAGTTAGCGTTAAGGATCACCACAAATGCCTTTGACGATGAAATAACAGGACTCATCAGAGCAGCTTTGGCAGACCTGGGGCTTGTTGGTATCGCACCAATGCTCCTCATGACAGGCACATCTGATGAGCTGATAATCACTGCAGTTATCACATATGTGAAACTTCACTTCGGAGAGCCTTCTGATCCGGACAGACTGAAAAAATCCTACGATGAACAGAAGGCTCAACTTATTACCGCAACAGGGTACGGACTATTGGAGAGGTGCTGATGGACAGGTCAAATGTTGTAACGCTCATAAGCGAGACCTACGCTGCTGACGAGATTGGTCAGCAGATCGCAACAGAGGTCACACATGATGTGTTTTGCAACGTGTCTTCCGTCACGCAGAGCGAATGGTTCAGCGGTGGACAGAACGGCCTAAAGCCGGAGTACAGAGTTACGATGTTCGCACCGGACTATTCCGGGCAGAAGATAGTCGAGTTCAATTCGGTTCGGTACGGTGTGTATAGGACATACCTCCGACAGGATGAACTCCTCGAACTGTACCTTGAGAGGAAGACCGGGGCATGAAGATTGATAATTTAGCCGATGCCGTAGTGAAGGAACTCGCAGAGTATTCACAGGAAGTCGTGGATGCTACGAAAGAGGAGTGCGTTGCGGTTGCCAAAGATACTGTGCAGCAGCTTAAAACGACTTCTCCCAAGAGATCCGGCAAATACGCACGAGGATGGAGACAGAAAACGACCTTCGAGGATAAAGGCAATATAAGGGTCACCGTTTATAACACTCGATATATGCTTACGCATTTACTTGAGAACGGACACGCAAAAGTGAACGGAGGACGAGTAAACGGAATACCGCATATTGCACCGGCAGAACAGAAAGCCGGACAACTCCTCGAAGAGAAGGTGAAAGTGAGGTTGGGGAACGTATGACATTAGCAGAATTGAATACGGCCTTAAAATCCATCACCGGATTCGACAAGAAGGTCGTATATCGTGCGTGGCCTGTTGGACAGGCTCCGGCATTACCGTACATATGTTATCTCGTACAGGAGAGTGACAACTTCGGTGCGGACAACATCGTCTATAAGGCAATAAACAGAGTGGATATCGAACTCTACTCAAAAAATAAAGACACGACATCAGAGGGGTTGATAGAGGCTCTTCTCGCATCTCTCTCGATCTATTGGGAGAAGAACGAGACTTATCTCGATGATGAAATGTGTTACGAAATAATCTATTCTATCGAGGTGTAAAAATGGCTGATAAAGTCAAATACGGTGTTCGGAAAGTACACTATGCTCTCATGACCACAATGGGTACCTATTCAACTCCTGTTGCTATGCCGGGAGCCGTGTCTCTTTCTCTTTCACCTTCCGGAGAGCTGAGTCCGTTCTATGCGGACGATATCAGATACTTCGTTGCTATGGCTAACAACGGATATGATGTAGATCTCGAACTTGCGTATGTTCCGGAATCCTTCCTCACCGACATTATGGGCATGGTACAGGATTCTACCGCAAAGGTCATCTATGAGAAGTCCGATGTGCAGCCTAAACCTTTCGCACTCCTGTTCGAGGAAGAGGGAGATGTGAGCGGTACGAAATTCGTGCTTTATAACTGCACGGCTAACAGGCCGAATCACAATCTTGCCACAAAGGAAGATGCTATAAATCCGCAGACACAGAGTCTGACGATTTATGCTTCTCCTCTCGATAGCGGAGAGGTCTTCGCAGAGACCAAATCTGACACAACAACAACAGTCCTTAACGGATGGTATTCGTCCGTGTGGAAACACGCATAAGAGGTTATCATGGATAGAGTTCTGAACATAGACGGGAGGGGCGTTGGGTTCAGAGTCACCGCCTCAACTCCCATGAGATACAGACACAGGTTTAATCGAGACATCTTCGATGACCTTGTGAAGATAAAAGACGAATTTCTTAAAGACGAGAACTTCAGCTTGGGAGTTCTTGAGGCTTTTGAATGTTTGGCCTACATCATGGCTAAACAGTATGATCCTTCCATCCCGGAGACTCCGGAAGATTGGCTTGATGAGTTTGACACGTTTTCAATCATCGAGATATACCCGGAGATTCTCGACCTATGGGTGCAGAACGAACACATGACTTCAGAAGCAAAAAAAAAGTAGATCCTACAACGAGACCACAGACAGGAGGGACCTTTATGCTCCGTTGTGCGGAGTTAGGTCTCTCCCTTGAGGTCTTGGACAACATGACGGTGGGCATGGTCTACGATATGCTCATCGAAAAGGCAAACGACAGAGAGAAATATCCCTACAAAGGAAGGCCGGGAACTCTGTCTGATTTTTTAAGTGGAAAGGTGCGTTATGGCAGTCAAGATTCGAGGAATAACGATTGAGATCGGTGGTGACACTTCCGGTCTTCAGAAGGCACTTTCCGATGTAGATAAACAAATACGGAACACACAGAGTGAACTCAAGGATGTTGAGCGACTCTTAAAGATAGATCCCAAGAACACGGAACTTCTCGCGCAGAAGCAGAGGCTTCTCACCGAAGCCATAGCTGAAACAAGAGACAAACTTGATACGTTACGAGAGGCCGAGAAGAAAGTCCAAGAACAGTTCAAGGACGGCAAAATATCACAGGAACAGTACGATGCGCTCAAGAGGGAGATAGTTGCCACAGAACAGGCAGAGAAAAACCTCTCCGGTCAGCTCGTTGATACGAAGTCCAAACTCGATGATCAGAGTGAGTCACTTGAGGAAAGCATCGTCAAGGCGAGTCTGACAAAGGATGCGCTTCTCAAGTTGGCACAGGCCGTTTTCAAACTTGGGAAAGATGCAGTTGAATACAATGCGGAGATGGAGGCATACACGGCCTCCTTTGCTTCGTTTTTGGGAAGTGCCGAGGCAGCAGAAGAGGCTATCGCAAAGATAAAGGAAGATGCCTCCAATATGCCGTTCGGTTCTTCTGACCTTATCGAGGCAAACCGTGCGCTTATTACCGCCGGGGAGAGCGCAGAGAAGTCGAGGAAGAACATCAACGCACTCGCTGCTGCGGTAGCAGCTACCGGAGGCGGTAACGATGTTCTTTCACGCATGGCCTCCAACCTTCAGCAGATAAAGAACGTAGGCAAGGCCACGAGCATGGATATCCGTCAGTTTGCTATGGCCGGAATCAACATCTACGGACTTCTTTCCGAGGCAAGTGGTAAATCCATCGAAGAGATCAAAAAGATGGAGATCACATACGATGACCTCACCGCTGCCTTGATACAGGCCACGGAAGAAGGCGGTGCTTACTACGGAGCCATGCAGCAACAGGCCGAGACCTACAACGGTCAGCTCAACTCCCTAAAGGCACGAATCAAGGACACTCTAGGAACTACGTTTCAGAGCGTGTCCGACCTTCTTAAAAACGAGATATTCCCGGCGATCAATAAGGCTCTCGACTCGATAAACTTCAAAAAAATTGCTACGAGCATAGGGAACATCATCAGCCTGGTGGAGGCAATACTTCCTGTCGTTAATTGGGTTGTGACCAACGTATTGGGAGCCATAGGGGATGTCATTTCAAACCTGTCTCCTGTCTTCACGAAGGTAAAAGAGATACTTGAGAACGTGGTAGAGTTCGTAGTCAATGTCTTTACGCTCAAATGGAGGTCCGCATTTCAGAATATTGCGAACATCGTAAAGAGTGTCTTTAGTGGCATTGGGGATGTTCTCGTGGGTATCGTCAACACGGTCATAGATGTTCTGAACAGGGTCATATCTTGGTTCAACGGAAACAAGGAAACTATCCAATGGGCAAGGAACACCAACACCTCGACCTCCACGATACAGAAGATTCCGAAGGGTTCCGTCAAGGAAGGTCTGTTTGCCTCCGGCGGTACGATATCGCATGGTTCTGCGATAGTCGGCGAGAACGGAGCTGAACTTCTGACCATGAACGGAGGAGTGGCAACGGTCACACCTATCAATAACAACAGTACGACCAACTTGGGCGGTATCAATCTTTCCGTATATGGCGCACCGGGACAGGACATCAATGCTCTTGCAAACGTGGTCATGGACAAGATACAGACCGCAGTTAATTCAAAGGGAGCGGTGTGGGCATGAATTTTAAATACAACGGAACATCCTCCACGACTTACGGAATCATAGTTGAGCATCGTCCGGCATACGTTTTCCCCAAGAGGGTCATAGAGCAGATAAGTATTCCGGGGAGATCCGGAGATATCTTCTTCGACACAGGCGCATATCAGAACGTGACATTAACTTATCAATGCGCTTATCGAGGAGGGGTTAGGGCAAACGCTCGTGATATTGCGAATTGGCTCTATCAGACCGATTATGTGGAACTTGAGGACGATTACGATTCAGCCTATTTCCGCAAGGCTATATTCGTTTCACCTCTTTCCGTTGCAGATATCCTCAATGTTGCCGGGAGAGCCAATCTCACGTTTAATGCTAAACCGCAGAGGTATTTGAAAACAGGAAAGACGGTCACGACTTATTCAACAAGTACATCAATAACAAACGACTACGAAAACGCACTTCCGATAATCACAGTCAACGGAACAGGAAACGGAGTTCTGACTGTGGGAGGCTCGTCCGTCACGATAACAGGCATAGGCTCCGGAATCGTCATTGATTCCGAGACACAGAACGCACAGACCATCGGAGGTCAGAACGCAAACGACAAGATCTCCGTCAGCGGTGGGTTCCCTGTTCTTGAGAACGGTACGACACTTGTGTCATGGACAGGCGGTATATCGAGCATAGAAGTGCAGCCGAATTGGTGGTCACTATAAGGAGGGAATATGATACCGATTCTTTACGCACCGAATGAGACTGCGTTTACATCACAGGGAATCGGTGTTCTTACTGATACGATCTCCTGTAAGGTTACAGAAGAAAGAAACGGAGAATACGAACTCCAACTTACTTATCCAATAACAGGGATCCATTTCTCTGATATTGTGGACCGAGCCGTCATCTGTGCGATCCCCTCACCGCACAGGACGGCTCAACCTTTTCGTGTATATCGCATAGATGCTCCTATCAATGGGATCATCACGGTGTACGCACAACATATCTCATATGACTTGAGCGGAATCCCGGTAAAGCCATTTACCGGGGGAGTTTCTGTATCTGATGCTTTATCAAAACTCCTCACAAATTCAGCCATTCCGAATCCGTTTACAGTATGGACGGATAAGACTGTCTTGGGAGACTATTCGGTAAAATATCCTCAATCCTTTAGGGCATTATTGGGAGGAACGGAGGGTTCTATCCTCGATGTCTACGGCAAGGGTGAGTATGAGTTCGATAAATATCAGATAAAACTCTACGTTTCACGGGGACAGGACAACGGATTCGTTATTCGGTACGGCAAAAACCTCATTGATATAAATCAAGAGAGGAATATTGCGGATGTCGTGACAGGCATCTATCCGTTTTGGAAGGATCCGGAAGGGGAGAGGTTGGTTCAGCTCGACTCTCCCATAGTCAACGCTCCGGGGTCGTATGATTTTACGAAAATCAAGACGGTGGACTTCTCTGACAGGTTCGAGGAGGAGCCGTCACAGAATGATTTACTGACCGCAGCGCAGAACTATGTCGTTAATAACGAGGTCGGTGTACCGAAGGTCAATCTTGAGATAGCGTTTACGGAATTGGGGTCTCTTGAGGCTTGTGACCTATGCGATATCGTCACGGTTCAGTTTGAAAGACTTGGGATAAGTGAACAGGCCGAGATCATCAAGATAGTCACGGATGTTCTTCTTGAGAGATACGACA